TGTTTGGTAACAGGTACTAGATCAAATTTAACTCCGCCGGCCTCGGTGGGATACTCTGATACATTTCTATTAAAAAACGGAATAATGGATCCAGTGGATGTAGAATCATAGCTGGTTCTACCCTTGGCAGAGTTTGGCGGATTGTCTTCAGGCATTTATTCTGGCAAGTTTAATTAGAACCGCGGCTAGATTTATTTCTGGATCAATAACCATGGAATGGTCAACCAGTCCTTGTTTAAGTGTAAGTATGGCTTGATATTGTTCTTGGTCGCCCCCAAAGATCTCAACATTGTCATACAACCATCTATAAACTTCTTCAACTTCATCTGCTCGAAGTTTTGAACATAACAGTTTACGAGCATCGTGTATCTTTCCAGCTCGAAATAATGCCACCATCTCGAACTTCCACTCCAAGGTTCCTGCATCTTCTTTGGTAGGCGGAAACAGTTTTTGATCTGTTACGTGTTGTTGTAGTAGGTTGAGACATTTTCTAAGATCAGGATAAGCAGTGCTTACATATAGATCCAGTGTTTCAAGATCAAATTCAACTGATTCTTCTACTAGAACAGTGGCTGCTCTTGCTGTGTATTCTGTAATATCAAGTTTTGTAAAATGAAATTGCTGGCAGCGACTGTGTAGCGCAGGCATTATTTTATTTGGACTATTACAGGTTAGAATAAATCGAGCAAACGAACTGTATTCTTCAATGATGCCTTTTAGAGAATCTTGTGCATTGGGACTCAGTCGATCTGCCTCATCTAGCAGTACAACTTTAAAAGGACCCCAAGCAATGGTAGAAATAAACGGAACAATCTTATCTCTAATAAAATCAATGCCAGTTTCTCTACTGGCATTGACTTCTAGAACGTCGGCATCTTCGATACCAATTTCATTCACCAGCATCTTGGCCATAGTGGTTTTTCCAATGCCCGGTGGCCCACTCAACAACAAATGTGGAACGCTTTTGTCTTTGATCCAGGTCAAGACCTGTCTACGCTGTGCATCGTCTCTCCATACATAACCGTCAATGGTTTTAGGACGATATTTTTCTACCCATAGTTCTTTCATACAATTCTTCCTGTTCCTAACCAGATCAATTGATCTAATTCTTGTTGATAATCTTTATTCATTCTACGTTTTTCGTAGATAGCTTGCAGTATTTCTTTACTGTCGCCAGTAGTACATGAGCCACGACTTTCTAATTCTTCAATGAGATCGTCTGTTTCAAAATCGCTCAAATCTACATCTACTTCAACTTCTTTATACATGGTTTTATACATTATACTAGTTCCTCTAAAATTCCCAATACCTCTGCCATCATAAGTAAACAGCCGCCTGCAAATACAGAACCCCAGCCAAATGCTGTGCCAGCAAATGCCGCTCCGGCAATAATGCGTAGAACACTCTTTATCATGCTGACATAAAAATGTCCTCGGCTTGTATCTTTAGGTTGTATTTCCATTGTATATCCTTTTCGTTTATTATAGAGGAAAAGAAAGGGTCTGTCTAGACCCTTTGAGTTATTTGCTCACAAAAGGAGCCAACTCCGGGGGCACCCACCCTACGGGTTTCAATACCTTACCGTCTTCACGTTTACGAACCTTACCAGTCTCTGAATCGATCTTGGCAAAGTTGGTTTTCATAACTTCCTTCCAGGCACCTTCGGCATCTGCACCCATACTATGAATAGCACCAATGGTGACAACTAAGATATCAATCAGTGCATCTAGTTGTTCTACAGAATCTTCTGCTAGTGTGGCTTCTAGTAATTCTTGATGCTCTTCGTCGATCAGTTTAATATACATTGCGTATTGCTGCTCATCAAACTTGTCGACACTTTGATCACAGGCTCGCATAAACTTCTCTTGGTCTCTAAACGGATTAGTCATTTTTTTTCCTGTGTTTTTTGTTAATTGTTTCTACTCTATCTAACAGTTCAAAGTCTACGTGCTGGTCAATGGCTTCCATGATTATTGCGGCAACGTCTTTAGGAAAGCAACCGCCACCCCAACCGTATTGTGCGTCGGGCCCTGGAACATTCATATGTGTATTACCAATTCGATTATCTGCTTTTGATAGATACTTTAAATCGTCCCAAGCAACTCCTTCTGCGTCTGCTAACATTTTAAAATCATTCATGAATGTTACCTTAGTTGCTAGATAGGTGTTCATCATATACTTGTACAGTGAAGCAGTTTTTATATCTACTATGGTAAACTGATCATGTACTAATGGAACACCTTGATAGATCACTGTTCTAGCTTTAACACACCAATCGACACCACCACCAAGTACAAAGTAGTTTGAGTTAGCATAGTCTGCAACATTATTGGCCGCAGTTAAAAACTCCGGACAGTAGACCAAGTTGGGATATTGTTCATGTAGACGAGCATAGACACTGGGCGGAGCAGTAACCTTGCTGATAATGGGAATTTGTTTATTGATGTTTACAAACAACAATTCTTTTAGAGTAGCTTCTAGAATAGCTGTATCACAATGACCGTCTTGAGTTGACGGACTTGGAACGCAGATAAAAATAGCATCACAGTCTACAAATTGATCTAGAGATGCAGAATCTACTAATTTTGGATCTCTAATAACAAGTTCGGCTTTATGTTGGTAAGACCATCCAATAGCTTGCCCCACAAAGCCAAACCCTATAATACCTATACGCATAATAATTCCTATTGTTTAAGTATTTTAATTATACGTTGTTTTTCTTGTGCTTGCAACCACTCTTGTTCGCCAGCAAATGTAGGAGAGTTTCGAATGGCTGCATCTATAACTGCTTTGATTAGATATAGATCTTGTTTGCAACCAAATGCGGTATATCCGTCGTTGTAGGGACTACTGCATTCTCTATAGATTGTGTTAATTTGAGATGTGATGTGATCCACACCCCAATTCTTTTTAAAACCCATTAGCCAATTTTAGATAAATTGCCGGACATAAAGTCATCAGGCTTTATAGTCATACTACTGCCGTTGCTGAATTCTTGACCAATATAAAAGTCATTGGGTCTTTCATCAGCCACTGCCATGATAGATTTGATTTCTACTTTCTGAAAGTCTTTGACACCTTCTCCGTCGTCGATGTTGATTTTTCTAGTCCAACGACCGTGCTCAATCAACACCCACTGTCCAACTTTGACATCTATGTCTACTTCACTACCAACTTTATAAACTTTTGCCCAACGGGGTTTTACTCCGTGAGCTTTGCCGTTGTCACTTTGAATGACAATACCGCTGGATGTGGTCATGTCACCCATGTCCATATCAACAACTAATATGTCTTTGGCCAAGGCTCGAACTTTGATTTTTTTAGGTGCGAATGCAAATGACATAGATTTCTTTTATTTTTTATTACCGGTGATACCGACGGTGTCTACTGAGCGCGGATTGTTTTGATAATAGTCTGCTAGAATTTGTTCTCTAGTTTTTATAATCTTGCCACCTGCTCCTAGCTCGTCACCTCGAGCGTTCACTCTCATATTACCCACTGCTGGTGTATTTTCATTACGTAGGCTAAGTTTTTCAAAATCAACTTCACGTCCTCTCATTGTACGATATGCTATAACCATTATTTTTCTCCTTTAAAGAATTCTTCTATTGGTAGATTGTATTTAACACTGTCTATCTTGTGTACGCCTATAATGTGAAGTACATAACTGGCCACACTTGATCCTCGTCCTACACCCCAAATCACATTATTGGTTCTAAGAGTGTCCACAATATATTTCATGGTTTTGAGCATCAAAATCATATTGTGTTTTTTATACAGATCTATTTCCTGTATGATTCTAGGGTGATTTGATTCAGGACTATTTTCCAAAAGAAATGTTTCTATATTCATCTCTTGATATGCTCTAGGAATAAACCAATTGTTAGAATCTATTGAGTTAGTGGGAATTGGGTAGTCTAGATGCTCAGCAACAACAGTGTCAATATATTTTGACAGATCTGCAGAACTTTGACACAGGTCAAGCATAGTTGGCCCGTGTCGGAGTACACCTTTTACAAGTTCTTCTTGAGTATTATCTTCAGTCCACATTTATAAGTTGATTCAAATCCGTATCGTAGGTACCTTGAGTCTTAGCTACCAATCTCTTTGATAGTTCCTCTTTATATATTGTAACAAACGTAGACAGTTGTGTCAACATCTCATTTTTGCCCATTCTAGCGGCCAAAAAATATTTTCTAGTCAATTCCTGAAGTTTTAATTCAACTTCACTGTCTTTGAGTAGACTGAGATCTTCTTCGAGTGGATGGAACATTAGTTGAGGTCAACCCAAACTGGAGGACCAATGCTGGTGCAAACTTGAACCTTACTAGTAGTTGTATTGTAAATTAGATAACCAACTGCCGCATCTGCGGCTGCCGCATCTCTAGCTCCTGTTGTTAATGATACAACTTTGGAAGTTTGATCAAATACACTATCGGTAACTTTTGTTACTCCAATATAATTTAGAAATATTGTATCAGAGTTGTATCTCCAAACTTCTAAAATAACTCGATTAGTAAGTGATGATACTGTAAGTGTGCTAGGAAATGATATATTTTTCTTATAGACCACTCCACCGCCGCCTGCAAAAGTAATAGTACGCGAAGTAGTGCTGTCGCTGTACAATTCCAATGTGACTTTGCCAACACCTGCCGGAGTTTCGTTTTGTGGAAATGCAATAAAATCTATTATTACATTGGCAGCAAATTTGTAAATTTGATATGCACCATTGGTATAATCCACATTCAATGTTGCTTGATTATAATTTCCACCATCAAATAAGGCGTCTCTATTCCCTTTTAATACTGCTCCGGTAATAACGTTTTCTTGAAAATCGTTTTCGGCGTTTAATCTAGCTGCACCAGTAGTAGAACTTTGGAAAACTTCCAATTCCTCCTTGGCATAGCGTAGGCTGGTTTTGATAGTGTCAAAGTTGTCTCTGAACACCTGTGTGTCGTTGTCTTGCCCTGCTACAGGAAAGTTTTCGTTTATACTGACGTAATTGATATTGCTCACGGTAATTTTTCTCCACGTTGCGGAAATACAAGATATTTATCCTCTATTCCTATAGCAAAAATATTTGTTTTATCGTTTAATTCTTACTCTGGGCCAAACTTGTCCAGTAGATGGTCTAAATTTATTATTAAATTTTGGGAACACATTACCAGTGATTTCGCGTTCTCGTTTGTAAAAAAGAAATAAATTAGGAGCACCTTGTAGATCTTGGCCGTCTGTAGGCCCACCGTTTGTTGCAGTTAATTGACTACTCTTGGCATAGGCTAAAATATATGCTTTGGCCTGCTCCTGAGTCATCGAAGGATATGTTTCTAACGCACAGGCCAATACTCCACACACCTGCGGGCTTGCCATACTAGTTCCGCTAAACTTACCTAGATAATATGAAGCGTTTCTAGGATCAGCAGTTCCGCTAGGTAACGCACTTATAATATAAGTGCCAGGTGCCCAAATGTCTACACCTGGTCCGCAATCACTATATATTACCTTTTGATCTGTCTGTATACTGTCTACAGATCCGACACAGATATTAGGCAGATCGTAACTAATAGGGTTTGTTAATGTAATAGTATCACCAAAACTAACTCCTGCTGGCAGTTGCCCATTGGTTGCAATTTGTGTATAACCGTTAAAATTTGTAATTTCAACAATAGTAAGTGTGCCACTGGACCAGTATAATGTCCAGCCTGGAACAATATAATCTGGAAGAGTACCCCATGTTGTCTCTGATAGAAAATAGTAATTGCTTGGAGAATAATCTCTAACTGTTACATTATATGTTTGGAATGAGTCGTTGGCGGTTGGACTGGTACCTCTCATATAATAGTAGGGTTGAGTAACACTACCTGGGTATCTATTAGCCATTTCAAACGTGTTGATATAATCTAGTCCACCAGGCACATCGTGTTTCCACCGTCCGTTGCCAGCGGCACCTACAGTGATAATGCCTTCGTCTATGGCATCTTCAATGTCGGAATCTAGTGCCGCTACCCTTGCTGGAATACGTTGCCCTGAAATAAATCCCCAGGTGTTTAATTGCTCTGTGGTAAATCCCGAACTGGTGGTCTTAGCATTGTTTACGCCTACTTGTAGGTCTATCTGCGCCGGAGTTGCTTCGTAGAAAGTATACTCGCAGACCATGCCAGGACTTCCCAGTGTTCCTGATGTTGAGGCATTACCTTCCATTCTAATTCTATAAGTTCTATTTGGCGCAGTTCCCTCAACTCCATGATAAATTCTTTGAACAGAATTATCCCTAGCACACCACATAATTTTTGGCAAGTTAGGATTAGATACGCTAACTCCGCTCCATACAGTTGAGCCTGATCCAAATGTTAGATAAAAATTAGTTCCCGGAAATACAGTTGTATGCGGCCCGCCTAGAAAATTAACCGTAAACGGCAAACTGATATTCCAGAACCCGTCATCGCTATTTCCACTAGTGGGTGTAGTTGATACGGTTAAGCCGTAACCACCTCCTAGGCTAGAAGTAATTGATGATACTGTGGCAGATTCAGCACCAGTGGCCACGGTGACTCTAGTGCTCATAGCCACAGCAGTCAACGGACTGGCTACTTCAGCGTTGACCAATGTTGTGTTGTAGGTAATGGTATAAACTGCTGTGTTTGGTAAAGCCACAGTTTGGTCTATGATTAATTCAACATCACCGCCTTCGGCTGACGAAGTTGGACCTTGTGTGTATGTTGCAATAGTAGATGCACCTTGGGTAACAGTTACTCCTAATGTTAGAGTAGTAATACCAGTGATTCCGCCAGATGCTACATTTGAAATCAATGCAACAGTACAAGGTCCTTGCACTGTGATAGTATACGTCGAGGCTGGCGCCACAAGTGATGCTAGATATACTTGTCCGCCCTCTGAGGTCCAAGTTCCTGGAAATGATAAAATATTTCCTGCTCCGGCAGGTGGTGGACCTGAAGTGGTAATTCTGTTACCAAAATTTTCAAATCCTAGTAGATTTGTCAATCTATTATTGGAATTACAAACACCACTAGTTCCTAAATATGTAGTTGCACCAACAGTTGGTGTATATCTAGTTCCTCTATAAGTAACTGCTGTAATATCAGTCAACGCCCAGTCGCTGGGGAAAATACTCATACCCCAACTGTTGTTAACTATAGTTGGATTTTTTCTGCCTGTTGCTACATTATTAGATTTATTAGCATGAAATTGTCTAATGTAGTCAAACACATAGGGAAATGTATAGTCAGCGTCGTCACCTGCCAAATAATATAGATTATAAATGTTAGCTTTTCTAGCCCAGCCTTGTGTATTGCCTGCTACTGTGCCTGCTACGTGTGTTGAATGACTGCCTGTTCCGTAGCTGTATGTTCCAGGACTTGTTCCTTTGACAGCAAGATTATGTTGAAACCAATTATATTGATTTGTTCTATTAGTGCCGGTGCCGTCTGCGTTGGCAGTGAATTCTGGATGATTCCATACTAGGCCGTTTTCATCGCAGATAACAACGTCAACATTCTTTCCAGTCTGTGTTAGATTAATAGTTCCTGTTTGTGCTGCTGTTCCTGATCCGTTGCCTTGATAACCTGTGCCGCCCCAACCTGCTCGTTGAACGCCTTCAGTACAACGTAATAGTCCCCAATTCTTCATAGAACTACTGGTGCTAGCAGATTTATCCCAGGCTGTTGAAGTTTGAGTTATGGTAGTAGTACCTGCTTGAATTCCCAGTTCCGATGGAATTAATTCAACAGATCGAACTCTAGGATCATTTTTTAATTCTTGAGCTTCCCAGTTGGTTAATCGATAAACTGTATTTCTACTAGAGGGTCTTCGATCAGTACATTCGACTGCTCGTAGTATATCAGTGTTTACGGGACTCTTATCTTTGGTTTCTAAATCTTCGTATATTGCTGATAACTCGTCGCGGTTATATACAGTAACAATATATTCTTTTGTTTGAACATAGTCTATTAACGACATTGATTAGACCTCTAACTGTAAAATTGACAATGTTATAGTAATTACTGCCGAACCACCACTGTTATTAACCACAGCCGCATAGATATCTGTAGTAGGAGTATCATCTGAATTAAATCCTATGGTTCCGGGAGTAATTAGAATTGTTTGAGATCCTGTGGTAATAACTTCAGCAATAACACCTGCACCTGACAAGGGATCCTCTCCTACCAATCTTGTTGCATCGCTTGATCTAGCACTAGAGCTAGAATACAATCTTACCCACGCAGCATGAGTAGAGGTAATTTTATAAAGCACATATCCTTTAAAACCAGTAATTGTAATATTTCCGCTAGATCCATTTGCTAAACTACTTGTGCTTGCGTTTCTACTCACACGTGAAGATGCTAATCCAGCAGCCCCAGTAGCCCCAGTTGCCCCAGTTGCCCCAGTTGCCCCAGTTGCCCCAGTTGCCCCAGTTGCCCCCGTTGGTCCAGTTGCCCCCGTTGGT